TGAAATGTTAAAGTTTATTTTTGTATTAAAATTCTTTATATATTTGCTTCATAATTAAAAAACAAATATTATGAAATTAATTAATTTAGAATTAGCAAACGAATTGCTTTACAATGAATACGAAAGTATTGAATTAATGGCATACACAAAACAAGAAAAAGAAGTTGATTTGTCAGAATTTTATGAATTGCAAAGTATTAAAGATTTAAAAAAAGTATGCAGTGTAATAATTAAAGATTTACCAAATCTACATAACATAGATTTAAAAATAACATACAACGATACAGATTTTGACCAATTAACAATTTACAACAAATAAAAACAATTACAAATGAAAGATTTAATCGACTACCAAAGATTCCAAGTTGAAGCATTACAAAAACGTATATGCGAACTTGAAACAAAATTAAATGATGTTAAAGCACACATATTTGAATTATGTGACGAAGATTGCCCAAGCGAGTACAAAACAATTATTAAACAAAAAACTTACGAATTATGAAAAATTTAACATTAAACGAAAAGCTATCTAAAATTCAAGTAGAATTTAAAGCTAACAAATCAAAGTTTAATTCTTTTGGAAAATATAACTTCCGTTCTGCAGAAGATATATTAGAAGCGTTAAAACCTTACAATGAAAAATACGGAGTATCTTTTACTATTAACGAAAGTTTAATTTGTGAAAACCCGCCTGTATTGAAATCAACTGCAAGTATTATTGACAATAACGGAATTAACGTTATAAAAGCTATTGCAATAGTAGGAGTAGATTTGCAACAGAAAGGAATGCAAGTACCTCAGCAATATGGTTCTGCTTCTTCTTATGGTAAAAAATACGCATTAGGTAACTTACTTTTAATTGACGACACGCAAGATCCTGATGCAACTAATACACACGGAAAAACTGCTAACACTGCACAAACTGAAGATGAGCAAAAATGGTTAAATGTTAACACACCTGAATTTACAAAAGCTATTGAATATTTAAAAAGCGGTGGAACTATTGAAGTTATCGAAAAAAAGTATAAATTAGCAGCCAAAACAAAACAAGAACTTTTAAAAGTTAAATAAAGCTGAATAGCCGACAACAGTAAAAAAAGGTAGGCAAAGTAAAATTAAATATTATGAGTTCAATTATCAATTTGAGCATTAGAGTTGACAAACTACCAAAAGAAAAGTTTGTAATGGGTAAAGATGGAGCAGTTTACTATAACTGTACTTTAAACATTAACGATGATGCAAACCAATGGGGTCAAAACGTATCGTTAACTGATTCACAAACTAAAGAAGAACGTGAAGCTAAAAAAGCTAAAAACTATTTAGGAAACGGAAACGTTGTTTGGACTGATGGAAACATTAAAGCAGTTAAAAAAGAAACTGCAACACAACAAACAGTAGAAGTGGATTTACCGTTTTAAATTAATTAGGGAGTGTAACAGCTCCCTTTTTTATGTTAAAATTTAGTTAAAATTTGCATATTAAAAAAACAATTTATACATTTACAAAAAATAAAACAATATGAACATTTTAGAAAAAGCAAACGAAATTGTAAACTTACGATCTGAAGAAAAAGAGCGTATGTACGGAGATTTTATTGAATCAATGAAAAAAACGGCAAGGATAGCTTCCGAATTTAGTAATAAAGAAATAACTGTAGTTGATGCTTATAATGTTTTAATAGCATTAAAATTTGCAAGACAATCTAATTCTCATAAAGAAGATAATTTATTGGATGCGGTAGCTTATATTGGTTCACTTAATAATTTATTAGATAATGTATAATTACGAAAAAAAATATAGAAAAATAATACAAGAAACAATAAAAAAAGGAGTTTATAAAGAGGACCGCACAGGCGTTGGCTGTTATTCTTTATTTAATAAAAGCTTAGAAATTAATGTTTCAAAATATTTTCCTATTTTAACAGGAAGAAAAATGTTTGAAAAAACTTTTAAAACTGAATTTGAATGGTTTATAAATGGAGAAACAAATATTAAAAGATTTAAAGATGCAGGTGTAAAAATATGGGATTCTTGGGCTGATGAAAACGGTAATTTAGGACCTGTATATGGTCATCAATTATTAAATTTTAATAGTAATGGTTATAATCAATTAAATAGCTTAATAAACAGTATTAAAACAAATCCAAATAGCCGAAGACATATTATTTCTTTATGGAATCCATTACAATTAAAAGAAATGAAATTGCCCCCTTGTTATTTATACTTTCAATTTTTTGTAGAAAATAAAAAATTAAATATGTTTGTATTACAAAGGTCAGGTGATTTAATAGCGGGAATACCTTATGATATTGCATTATTTACAATTTTTTTATTATATATTTCTGAAAAAACAGGTTATAAAGCGAATAAATTAAGTTTAAATATTATTGATGCACATATTTATAAAAATCAATTAGAAGTTGCAGATGAATATTTAAAAAGAAGTATATTAATTTTGCCAACTTATAAATACAAAAACGAACAATTAGAAATTATTAATTATAATTGTAATAGTTTTATTAAAATACCAATTGCCGTATAATGTTTTATATTTACAAAACTAAAAATAAAATTGGTTGTACTAACAATATTAAAAATAGAGTTATAAAACAACAAGGTTATAATGAATATAAAATATTATTTAAAACAAAAAGTATTTTATTAGCATCAATTTTTGAATTAGATTTACAAAAAAAACACGGATTTAAACAAGACAAAAACAAATATTACGAATTAATTAACTTAAAAAACAAAATTATGTATCACGTAACAAATCAGACAATTACTTTTAAAAATTCAAACATTAACAATTTAAAAGAAATAATAAAAAGCACATTAGAAATACAAAATGAAATTTATTTTATAGATGAAAATGTTAAAGATTGGATTTTAAAAAATAACTTTAAATCACAATATAGTGATGAAAGATTTATATATATTGAATCATTTTTAAATTTTTACAATGCTAACTATAGAACTTCTGTATATGATAAAATAAGAAATTGGGCTCAAGAAAGAGGAATATATGAAAAAGGGGACCCTAAAACACAATATTTAAAATTACAAGAAGAATGTGGCGAATTATCAAAAGCTATATTAAATAATGATGATGCAGAAATAATTGATGCTATAGGAGATTGTGTTGTTGTATTAACTAATTTATCAAAGTTATGCGGATTTAAAATTGAGGATTGTATTAATTCTGCTTATAATGAAATACAAAATAGAAAAGGAAAAATGATAAATGGAACTTTTGTTAAAAATAGTTCAGTTTGTAATGATATTGAAATAACAGTTGAGTAATGACAGAACAAGAAACGATAAATAGAATGATGATGCAAGTGCTTGAAGAAGATTGCTACATTAACCCTGAAAAAGAAATAGAATATCCAATACCTGCTTTGTCTTTTGGTGAAAAAGAATACGAAACAAAAGATGGTTACAAAACATATCCAATTCCTATTGGAACTTATGGTAACTTTAGTTTTATTCAAGCACCACCTAAATCAAAAAAAACGTTCTTTATATCGCTTTTAAGCGCAGTTTATATGAAAAACGAGTTACAGGGCTTTGGTGGTAAATTAAGAGGTAACAGGCAAGATAAACACGTTATACATTTTGACACCGAGCAAGGAAACTTTCACGCTTCAATGGTTTTTAAAAGACCATTACAAATGACAGGTTTAAAAGATGATAAATACCATACTTACGCATTAAGACAATTAGGATTTAAAGAACGAGTTTTATTTATTGAATATATACTTTATGATAAATTAGAAGGTCAAGATATTGGTTTGGTTATTATTGATGGTATTGCAGATTTATGTTCCGATGTTAATAGCATAGAACAAGCAAGTGAAGTAGCACAACATTTAATGCGTTGGTCAAAAGAATTAAATTGTCACATAGTTACTGTTATTCACTCAAACTTTGGAACTGATAAACCAACAGGACATTTAGGGTCGTTCTTGGAAAAGAAAGCAGAAACACAAATACAATTAGAGCTAAACACAGTAAATAAAGAGCTTGTTAAAGTAAGTTGTAAAAGAAGTAGAAACGCAAGTTTTGAAGATTTTAATTTTAAAGTAAACAATTTTGGTTTACCGCAAGTTGAAGGTGATTTATACGATATACTAAAAGACATAAAATGTTAATAACTTATTAATAAATTTGAACAATGGAAAACTTGACAATTAAAAATCATTTACAGGAATTAAAAGTAAGCACATCAAGAATGTTAGTTTACAATTCCGATAATAGCGAGTTGTTATCTTACTTTAAAGATGTTGTATTTAAAATAGATATGATAGAACAATTATTGCAGGTTGATTCTATTATTGATTGGAACGCTATCGAAGGTGCTTACAAATCAATTTTAAATTTAGATAATGAATTAACAAACGTTGAAATAAATATTGCTTTAAAACCGGCAAAAGAAAAAAAGGTTGGAAAAATAACTGCTAAACTATATTAATATGATTTATTTAATTCTTGGGTTAATAGTTTCTTTAATACTTTGGGCAGACCAAACAGGAAAAGAAATTCAAATAGCATCAATACAAGGTTTTATGGTAGGTGTTCTTTATGATTGTGACGAACAAGATGAAGAAAAATATTATACTATTCAAATCCTTTTAGGTGTTTTGTCAATTAACATATATTGGTAAATGGAAATATTAGAACGAGTTGCAAAGTATCACAAAGATTGGGTAGAACTTGCTGAAGTGTTTGACAAAGATTTTGCAGAAGATATAGTACAAGAAATGTACCTGCTACTGCATAAATACAAAGTTACCGAGCAACAAATGTTTACTAACGACAAACCAAATCGTGGTTATGTTTTTATAATAATTAGAAACATACACTTTCAACTTCATAATATTAGAAAGCGTATTGATAAATGCGAATTAAACGAAGAAATTTATAATCTAATAGACGATTACAACGAAGAACAAGAATTAGAATGGGATAGTTTTAGGATAAAAGCTGAAGATGAGGTTAATAGTTGGGAATGGTACGATAAAAAGCTATTTACTTTATACCGAGATAATAAAACATCAATACGCAAATTAGCAAAAGAAACCGGTATTAGTTTTGTTTCTATATTTCACACATTAAAAGCTAACAAACAAAAACTTAAAAGATTACTACAAGACGATTACGATAACTTAAAACTTTAAAAAAATGGCAAGACAAAGAAAATCAAAAGGGCTTGGTGATACAATAGAAAAAATCACTGAAGCAACAGGAATTAAAACAGTAGTAGAAGCAATTTCGGAAGCTACAGGAATCGACTGCGGTTGTGGTGAACGTAAAGATTTGCTAAACAAATTGTTTCCTTACAAACAAGCTGAATGTTTAACCGATGAAGATAACGAATGGTTAACTAATTTCTTTTCAATAACTAATAATCAGTTAACACCGAAGCAACAAAACAAGGTTACTGAAATTTACAAGAATGTATTTAATGAAAAAATACAACCTTCAAATTGTGGTTCTTGTTGGAGAGATAAAATAAACGATCTTAAAAGAGTTTACGACACGCAAAATGCAAGTAAATAAACAGAATAGATTTGAAGTAACATTTGATAAAGCAAAATTCAGCTTATTAAACAAAGACAGAAAGATTTCGTGGTTGTTTAGAAGTTCTGAAGTTGGAAAATGTGCAAAGATATTCGATGACTATTATAATTCCGAACAAGTATTAACTCCAAAAGGTTGGTTCTTGTTTTATAAATCAGTAATGGGTGTTGACATACTAAAAGAAGTTTCTAATAAAATAATGGAAATAACAAAATTAGATGAAGACA